AGTAGTACGCGCCATTATTCCGATTTACCTTTGTCAATTTCACATACTTCATGATCAAGTGATTCAACCACACCAATCTTTTTGAACAAATAATATTCCAGTTGGAAAATCAATCTTGTACCCACATGTCCGCTTAATCCAATAAATACCGCTGATTGTAATGCAGGTATTGCTAACGACTCACATATCCAAAATACGATTATGCCTATAAACGATGCCGTTATAATATCCACCACTAAACTTATTAAAGTACAACGAACACAACCATGCTTTCTATTAATAAAATTAACGAATGCGCCCGCACTGGCTAAGCTGATAACAAATACGTATATGGACAGGTTATAACCAAGCGGGGACAAGTTCTAACAACCTTTCTTAGATGGTTTACCAGGTTTACCAGGCATTGGCATGGTTTTGTCTTTTGGATATTTCTTCGTCTTAGCCATAATGGTTATACCAAAGTTGCGCCAACCGTAAAAGCTACCGCCTGGCCTGATACAACCTCAATCTCCAATAGCCCAATGAGTTCGGTAACGCCTTCGGTCAAGTCAGCGTCAGCGGTAACGTTAATCTGTGCGGTTCCAAGCGAAACGGAAGTGACAAGACCGGTTTCATCAACCGTAGCTACTTCAGGATTGGAACTTGCGTAAGTAATATTTTCTACACTGGCTGGATTGCCATCGGCATCAACAGCGGTGACAGTGAGTTGCGCATTTTTATCATTTGGTAACGTAAACATAAAATCATTTCCTTTAATTGAATAAGGCCCTAAAATTACTTCTATAATCATGGAAGGGCATTGACCATGACTACCCAATTCTTGTACGGATAAGTATCTACTATCCCAATCAACGCTGACAATCGTTTTCAAACGATACCCCTATTAGTATATGAATAATCAATTGTTCTTTGATATTCAGGATTATCCATCAACAATGGATGAGCTACCGCCATTAATCCAAAGGCGTCAGAAGCATGACTACTCCAATCGTGATCCGGTCCTAGTCCAATTCCACGCGCTTCGTCTATCTTCTCATGATACCAGCCGATGGCATCCATTCCACCTTGACAATGTTCCTTATCAAACCACATTGATGGAAACAAACGTCTTGCCGCTTCAATACGTTGTTTGGCTGCGCCAGGACCTTGATTCTTAACTACGAAAACATCAAAACCCGCTTCCATCAATGCACTTTCATAAGTCACGGTATAAACCTTATCATGATTAACGCCATCGTGAGGCAATACGATCTGAGCCTTGCCATAACCGTTATCCCTCAACCAATGAATATGCGTGGCTAAAGGCTGTCCAACCGCTTCATAATAATCCAGTACCCGAATTTCCTTACCTATAAATTGAGCTACCCATATACTACAAGCATCGGCTTTTGCTCCAGTTCCACCAATATCCCAGAAAGTTCTAAAGGTCATTAACGGATCTCGGCTTAGATTGCCAACCCTATGTTCTTGTTTAGCTTCCGTTAAATTCTTAGAGTAATAAGCGGATTCACTAATGGTTACATAATCCCCATTCCAAATATGTTCGTATTGATCAGGATTAATGCGTAGGCAGTCTAAACGCTCTTGTTCAAGCTCCATGGGAAACCAAGGATTATTATACCAGTTAGCACTAATAACCACAGCGTTGGTAGGTAAACTCTTACCTCGTAACATTTTATCAACGGGATCCGCTTTACGTCTTGGATTCCAGCTAAACCATAACTCCGAACCTGGGGCGCGTATTGTTGGCGTTAGTAATTGCAAGGATCGTGTTGACATTGTTTGCGCCTCTTCTATCCAAGCACGATCAAAGTTTTCAAGGGATTTAATGGATTCGGCATTTTGATCATTCATGCCAGTGAATATAATCTGTCCATCCCTGGGAGTAGCAATCAATTCCTTATAGATTTTAAAACGGTGTCTATTGCCTAGCCTAAAATTATTAATTTTATCCTCAAGCAATAATTTAGCTGAATCTTTTAAACTTTTTTGGACTTCCCTGATACAAACCGAACGCATGCCAGGCTTGGCTAAATGTTCATCTATCATCAATGACGCGAAAGTGTGAGACTTACCGCTTCCCCTTCCACCAAACAAGCCCTTATAACGGGCAGGCTCCAGGAGTGGAAGCGCAAACTCAGGAATGGGTATGGTTAAGTCCATCTTTCTCTGAAACAATAAGTCGGGTTATGGTGATATTATCTTCGATGGTTCCCACAGTATTAGTCTTTGCTATGCCATGCATTTCCATAAACTTGGATATTGCCTGTACTTTAGCGGCGTCTGGAGATCGAACATTAGTTGCGATTGCAACAAGTTCCTTACTACACCAATTCCTTCGGATTGTTTCAAGCCGCTGTGAGTCTTTCCTGGCTTCCCTTATGCACCTAAGTACATAAGGGTCCGTCATCCTTGATGGTTCTAATAGTTCCGCAACTTGCTGGGTGCATCCACATCTCTTTAAAGCACTAATTGCATCCAAATCCAAAAGGTAGGATTCTACGAACTTATCCCGTTGCTGTATTTCAATGTCAGTATAGGTAAGCTTAGCTTCTTCTAGATCCATAATAAAGTCTTGTATAACATATTTAATGTAAATTATAAAGATTTAACTATACTTAGTATCCCATAAATGTTTAGCAATCAATAAGGCTTCCGCTCTGTCACTATGCTTTTTAAGATTTAATGGAGCGGTAGGAAATAATCTAACGGCTAACGCCCGACTTTGCTCCTTGTCTTTATTAAGATTAAAATGGCGCTTCCATACTGAAGGACTAACTAGATTCATTCTAAGATTCATACAAGCCACAATAGCGCGGAGAACGCCAAAAGAATCTCCAAGGCTAAACATACTGGATACGCCTTGACCTGGCATTGCTCCAACTTTTTCTAAAGATACGTCAACGTCATCATAAGCGCTAACGGATTCCCTAATTAAATCCCGAACGGCGTAAGGGTTTATTTCCTTCCTTCCCGAGCCTTTAGCTACAGTTGGTATATCGAATACCGCTATAAAGTTGCCATCCTTTAAAATCCCTATCGCTCCAGTAACGCCAGGATCAATCCCAATCGTGATCATTCCATATCTCCAGTCATAACCAAGTCTACGATCTTTTGTAAGTAATCCTCGTCAAATAAAGGCTCTACATTAACATTATTATAAAATATTTTGTCGATACAAATGTTGTCCATGCTATCCGAATCCGTCGTATATTGAACAAGCAATTGCCAGTTGTTAAATTTTACGAATTTAAGTGTCATTATCGTTTCACCTTAGTGTTGGCATTACTTTTTTATTAAACATTGTTATTTAGCGCTTAATTTGCGAATTTGAGCTATTTACACAGGGTAGTGTTACCCACAGTTGTAAATACCTTAGCTAAACGCGATTTTCGAAGCCAGTTCAAGCGCTTTTAGCCTATTTGGATTAACCACCGTAAAGCTATCTTGATTAATCATATTTACGGTCACCCAATAAAGTTTGTCTATTTTTCTAATAAACACGATGCCTCCTCCTCTTGATAAAGTGAGCTGGTAACCACAGGTTTTCTGATAGTCAATCTGCCTTCATTAAACGCCAAAATTAATTCCCTGAGAACTAGACTAGTTCCGCCATACAAAGATGCTTTTTTTGTGAAATCCTCTTTGATGGATCTTTTAATTTGACAGGCAATCAAAGCTTTTTGGTTTTTAATTGTTTCTTCACGCTTTTCCATAATTACTATCTCTATGAGGGATTAATTGTACAAACTCTTTTCCAGCAAGTTCACACCAGGGCTCTTCAGCATCTAATAAAATTTGCTGGATAATGCAGTAGTCAAAATTATAAGGTTTACAATTTCTGTCTTTATGCAACCAAGACATATTGGTTCTTAATTCTTCATAATCATTAATTCGGCATTCGTCATCTAAAGAATGAAAGTAAATGAATTGTCCACAGGGTGAAACCGTAGTTGGGTAACTTGTAAAAGAGCTTGCTCCAATAACTTGACCCACACTATGTAGAATTTCTTGGAAGGATGCTTCCATCCAATATTTATCCCAATTAAATAACCCATTTATCTTCATAAATTAGCTTTCTAAATATTAAAATAATAGTATAGCATACTTTTAAATAGTTTATAAAATATAATTGTGCAGCTGAGTTTATACGTTATTATAAAAAGCGCTTCAGAGGCTATTAAAAACAATAAAGATTAAAAATACTTGTGTATTTTTAAATCGCTACAGGCTGCTAGTAGTAAGGGGTTAAGATTTAAAATATATAATACATAAAATATATATAATGAAATTACACCCCTAAATAGGGTCTTCTACAATCGTGTGTTTTTTGTATTTATTTTTTTTCCCTCACAAACCCAGCAACGACGCTGCCTACAGAGCATAATAAGTACACGAGTATTTATTAATGTATTTATTAAAATCGTGTACTTATTATTTTTTTCAGCAAATATAACCCTACACTATATAAGGTTATGCTGCTGAGTTCTAACATATTTCAATATCACACTAGTGTGGGTACTCACCTGCCATTGAATAAAATAGTCGGCTTTCTTGCTCCTGTTTTTCGGGTCTTTACAATAGTAACTCTGGCTGGACTTTCGTCTTGTAGAAAATCTACCGCCTTAATCATTAGGGAATGCATATTCTTCATTGCGCCATTTTTAGTAATCGCTTTATAAATTTGTGTCTGAGTTATATTTTTATTTCCAAGTTGTTTAACCAACCTTACAATATCATTAGAAAGTGCCACAATTTCTTCATGAAATATTTGTTGTTCGAGTGTCGTAAAACAATATTCAACGGTTTCCTCCCAATAATCAATCCAAGCAACCGCAGCATCTAAATGAGGAACGTCTATTTCCTGTTTTTTATTTATCAATGCAATAAGAGCAGCAAGCATTCTTAAATAAGAAATCTCTCTAACCATTAACGTTTTAACGGTCTCGCTTCTTGGCTTCTCTAATCCTATTTTTAATTCTATAAAACGTTTAAGCCCCTTTTCAGTAAACAATATAGATTTAGAATCTCTGTTAAAAGTTAGCTGTAAAGCTTCCGAAATATATTTTGCTATTTCACATATGACCTCTTGATTTACGGGGTGTGGATCATGCACGACTTTTGTTCTTAATGAGTGCATAATAAAAAATCTATTTAAAAAACCATTAACAAAGTCTGTCTTGGTCGCCATTTTTAAGAACTCATCTTTTGTAATATGCCCTGATATAACTCCATGTGGGCAAGTTGATTTACTAGATTCTCCTTTTGTTAATGTTTGCAAGTTATTTCCATCCCATAAATCCCGTATTACCTGAGTCACTGTGGACGCTTCTTTTTTAGCCCTCGATAATATTATTGAGAACTCGGATATTTCAAAATAAGCCCTTTTATCAATGATGCCAGGGTCTTTATCTTTAGGGTCTCTAAGCGCATAAATAAGCCCTTCACCAGTATTAATATCTCTGTGGGTAATAAGGGGGAAAGGGTTTTGTAAATATAACTCAACCTCTTTAAAAATACGTTCAGGTAGTTTCGCAGACGTTCCTTTCCGGCCAAACCCGGAGGGGCCTATAACAATGCTAAATAAAGTTAATGTTTTAAAGTCATCTCCAAAAGCGATATGCACCTCACGACCCAGCGTTGCTGCAAATCGACTTAGTGTATTCATCCCTAAGGCAGCTGGGACAGCTTCGCTATTCTCGCTTCCAACTTCCACGATATATTTTAAAATACCGTGAAACGCTTCGGGTCTAAGATGAGGGATAGGTATTCCCCAAGGGTCTTCATTTATGTCCTCATTAAGTTTTGATTCTGCATTTGCGATCATGCCCTCAAAATTAACCGCTGAAACTAAGGCCTCGTTTCTTGCGGCTATACTCGCTTGTTTATTCCTTGCGCTTTGTATCGTGTTACTTATATAAGCGGGGCCTTTGCCACGCCTTGCTACATCGGCTCCTAAAGCGCTACTCTTAAAGATCCTCTCGCCTTGTTGCTGGTTTTGCGAGTAGAACATTATCATCATGGACAATGCCGCATCAGCCTCGCTAGCACTGGGATATTTATACTTAGCTTTAAATACCCGCTCGTGGTTTAACCAGTTATTCTGGTAATGCTCTTGGAACTTAGACCCGTTAGCACCCATGCTTAACCGCTGCAAGATAACCTCATCATTATCAACTTGAGGTTTGTCTTCTACAGTGTGGGTAACAACGGAGTCCATATGCGCAAGTAGTTGGTTTAGAATATCCTCGCCATTGATAATATCGGTGGAGTGATAAACATCGCCCGTGCATATAATGTAGCGTTCCCGTGTGTACAGTTCCACGCCCTTGCTGTCTTTACGACGACCTTTACCGATGTTGCCTTTTACAAAGATGTGATAGCCTTTACCGCTTAAAGATACTTCGGTATAGCTGTTAGCTCGCTTAATGATTTCCTGATGTTCAGACTTTCTTTCTTCAATTTCCTCCTTATTGTCCAGGTCAATAACGCCATAGGGGTCATTAGCTGTTAACACGAAGCCAATACGTGTGGGTTCCCCTGTTAAAGCCGCGATATGCTGCGCTAGCGCAACGGAATCGTTAAAGCTTAACCAAGTGCTAGTGTTTGTTACGCTTGCTGGGCATAGCGCGTTATTTCGCCATGTTTGCGGAGCTTTATTGATGCCCACGCTAATGCACCATTGATTGAGGGCTTTAAGCTCCTCTGGGATGCTGGAATAAGGCATGACTAGGCTCCGGTAGGAGGTAGTTCTTCCCCTTTCAAATAGTCTCTAAGGTCTTTAACCTTATAAAAGCACCTCCCACCAATTCGTATGCTCTTCGGGCCTTTACCTCTACGCCTATAAAGATTAAGCGTGGCCTTTGTATAGGGGACGTATTGGCAAGCTTGCACGGTATTTAATAATGTTTCGTCGTCTAAATCGTTAAGTATTTTCATACAAAACCCTTTATTGTTATAGTAAAGTTAAAAAGAAGTTGACATTGTAAGCTTAGTTATACTAAACTGCAACTGTAATTTGCAGTTACGCACTTTACCGCCATTAGGTAGGCGTCTTTTACCTTAATGTAGGAAACTAAAATGTTAGACTTTAATAAAAACTCCAACCAAGAACCAAATTCCGATAAGAATGTTATTTTGACTTTTCGTCAACAGAAAGCTCTATTCAAACCTGCCACTGCCGCTAACGCTTTTAACCAAATTGATTTTCTTTTAAATCTGGACGAATGTTGGAACGAGGCTCGTGCTTGTATAGGTGAGCCGAGTCCAAACGGTTCGAGGGGCATGGATCATGGCGATTTTGTTAGTGTTCTTTATAAGCATGATACAAATAATGTTCTTAAAGAGTTAACTCGGATTGACAAAAAGGGTAACAGAGTCCCATTCAAAAAGAATGACCTTTGGCCTATTGCAGTACGGGTTATGCGTTCCGCTGGTTTTAGAATTTCTAAAGGTACGCTATTAGCTTAATCTTTACCGATCCCTCGAAAGGGGGATCAACATTAAAAGCGAGATAAAAGGTGAAACAAGAACTTATGAACATTATACCAATCATTGAAATGGGTCTTGAGGTTGCAGACCTTGGAACTGTTATTGCTATTGATGAGCAATTGTTGCAGTGCAATAAAGGATATATTCAATTTAGAAAGGAATACCGGCTTAAAGTAGGAGCCCTTTTATCCGATATGCGTAAAGCGATACCTTCTAACATTCATTATGGAAAATATTTAGCTGCACGAGATTATTTTGGATCGAATGAACAAACATTAAGGAATTGGATGAATAGAGCTGAACAGCGTTTTATAACAATTTCTGAAACTGAAAAAACTATACAAATTAACGACTTAGAGTCATCCCATAACTTTACGGAACAAAATAACCCCAACGAAAACAACAACTTACCAGAAAACACTGAACAAAAAATTGTTGCTTATACAGTAGACGACTTGGAACCCAGTGTTAAGGAAGACTTCTTAAGAATGATTAAATCCGATCAAGAGGAAGGCTTAAAACGCTGGAATGGACAGGGTATCAAGCCAACGCTTAGATGGTGTCGAGCTATGATTACTGAGCATGGCTCTATTAAAAAAGAGCAAAAATCCCAAGCCAAATTAACCGTTAAATCCTCAGATGTTGAAGTGCCCAAAGGATTGAACATTAAACCGTTAAGCAATACCTCTGAACAACGGGTTATCGATAAGTACAAAAAAGCTATTTTTAAAGAAATGGAAAAAAGCTATGCTGAATCGGTAGCTGATAACTGTAATAAAATAATAGATGACTATTTTAAAGCAGAGCGTGAAAAGTTAGATAACCAGATTGCTTACATTCGGAAATGGCACGCTGAATATAGTGACAGGGAACGTATGGGTTTTAGACGTATAACAGTAGCTGAATTTAAAATTGCACGAATGGAGATACACCCTGATAAACACCCCGAAGCTACCCAAGAAAACAGGGCTAAACTTGCTCACGCTTTCCAAATATTTAACAAATTAGATGGTATATGGGATCAGTATGGCAAGGATGGAAAATTAATTCAAGTGGATTATTAACATGCTAGAACAAATTAAAAACTCAAAAGAAAACTATGCGGGTTTACGCCTTGTTGTTGCTGGTGTGGAAAAAGTCGGTAAGACTACCCTGGCGTGTAATGCACCCAACGCTTTGCTGATACCTTTAGAAGCAGGTTATGCGGGCGTAGAAGTTCAACACGTGCCGTTAATCACACGTTATAGCGATTTCATGGGATTGCTGGATGAGGTATCCACAGCTTGCGAGACGGGTAGCTTCCCTTTCAACACTGTGGTTATCGACTCTGCAACTGCACTTGAGAGGCTTATCCATGAAAGCGTATTAATGTCTGACCCTTCCTATCGAAATGGGGCTAATAAAGGGTTGACGATGAACTCATGCCTGGGCGGTTATGGAAAGGGATATGATGTGGCTAATGAACGCTTTATGGATATTCTTTATATGCTAGATGTCCTCGCCTTAACTCATAAAATAAATGTAGTTCTAACCTGCCATGTCTTTGCTAACGTCATATTAGACCCACAAGCGGGTGAATATTCAAGCTGGGACTTGTTACTGCATAGCCCAAAGAACTTCAAAACCTATGGTAAGCGCGAGCTTATTAGCCAGTGGTGCGATGGTCTTTCTTCCTCCATGAACCTTTAATTATCACTGAATCCAATAATATCAAAATAGGTATCAGTGAAAACAGGGGGCGTGTACTAGGTTTAAACCGAACGCCTGGCTATGTAGCGGGTAATCGATTAGGTATGGAAGGTGAAATAGGTATCCCTAAAGAGCAAGGTTGGAACTACTTAGCTAAGGCTATTCATGAGGGATGTGGAATTGATGTATATAAAAGATAAAAATAATTAAAAAATAACTTGCAAAGTTTTTAAAAGTAATTATAATATTAAGTAACAAATAACTTAAACAAAAAGAGAAACTAAAATGAAAACTTTAATCCTCACCTGCATCTTGTTAACCACTGGATGCGCCAATTCCCCATATACCTTTGGTGATTTTGCAATGGCATTTTTAGCAGCTAAAGCCAATTCCAATTCAACTCAAAACGCATATAACGTAGGACTAAGCGCGTCACAACCTACTAGAAATCAATCCGTCATTAATCAAATTGATTTACAAAACGCTAATCCGGAATATCCCAAAACTTACATGAGATATTAAAATGAAAGTAGAAGATTTAACACATGAGCAATTATGTATTATTTTCCTAAATAACCCCAAATGGGTTGGGGATAATAGACCGGAATGGGGGGTTGTGAATGAGCCTCTATGGATGGTTAATAATAAGCAATTTTGGATGTCTGAGAATAAGCCCGAAATTATGGCTATGTATAGGCCAAAATACATGGGCGATAATTATCCAACATGGATGGCTATTAATAGAGTTGAATGGATGATGGATAATAGACGGGAATGGATGACCGATAATTATAAATTTTGGCTAGTTGATAATAAAAAGATATGGCTAGCGGATAATTACCCTGAATGGATGGCCTACGCCCTGCCGGAATGGATGTCATACAATCGCAATAAATGGATGATGGCTAATCGATTAGATTGGATGGCTGATAATAGGCCCTCATGGATGGCTAATAATCACACGAATTGGATGGCCGATAATAGGCCAGCATGGATGATGAGTAATAGACTGGATTGGGTAGTTGATAATAGGCCGGAATGGATTGCCAATATCGTATCAAACGTGCCGGAAGATATTACAAAATTATTAAAATGAGAAATAAAATGAAAGAGTCAATATATATAAAAATAGCGCCATTAATTGGTATCACGGTTCTTATGATATCCGGTGTAATTATCTGGGGATTGATTATTAAAATACTTATATGGACGTTTGATGGTTGTTTATGAAAAATAGTATCGGTTAGTATTAATAATAATCGCCTACCGCTAGCTAGGCTCTCTGAAGCTAGCACCACTCAACGGGATGGTTAATGTCATCCCTTTTTTTCCTATATGAATTTTAAACAATTAAAAAAAGAAGAATTGCATAAATATATTTCACGGCGTGAAATAGCAACTCAATTAGGCATAAGTAAAGAAGGCGTTAAACAGCATTGTTTGCGCAGAGATGTTCTACAGCCCATCGGATATTTTGGAAGATTCTTATATTACGATAGAGCGAAAACGGAAGCTTGGATATTAAAATTCAAGAACAATAAACATCATGTTAATGCTAAAAAAGAAACTACAAAAGTGACGGATGTATATGGAATCAGATCAAATAAAAAGAAAATAATTTATTCAGGAAAGATGTTAATGCACATACTTTTCTGTCAACCTGCCCTAAGAAATGGGAAATATACTTATGAGGATTGCGGCAATGATAACGATGATTAATATATTTATACTTGGCTTGGCCATAGGATATTTTATAGGCCAACTTGTTGGCATTAATAAATCTTTTAATAAAATGAAGGAATTAAATAAATAACCATGAAACTTGAAGAAGAAGTATTGGCTAAATTTAGATCTTTGCGAAAAGCGGTAGCTGATGAAATATTATCAATGACTGATGAGGAAATCTTGAACGATGCAAAGGATCAATGTCTTGATCCTGATGAAGTTGCTTTAACAATGAAGTCTAAAGCAATGGATATGATCGCGAATATCCGTAAACAAAAACTCGTTAAACCAATAACCACTTTGAAACTTGAAGAATATCAAACTCGTTGCCTTGGGTTTGATTGTACTGAAACTGGAACATGTCTTAGATATTTGCAACTATGGCGTGATCCAGTAGGCGAAGAATTCCCAAGAATTGAAACAGGGCAGCATAAGGACGATGGTTGTATTTTTAAAATTGAGGTGAAAAATGAACTGGCTACTAAATAACTTTGATCAATGGCAGATATGGTTATTAATATGTGCATCAATAGCTACGGCATTCTTTGTCGGTTGTATTATTTAGTGGAACTTATTATGACATCTCACCTTGAGGAATGCCTTATTTCAAGAATTAAATTACAAAAGAAAACGATGGAGCAACTTAATGAACAATTAAAAGAAAGAAGCATAAACCTATCCAAGCTTGAAATGGATTTAAAATCCTTACAAGCGCTTAAACATAAACATGAGGAAACTAAAAATGGCACAGTTTAACTTTGACGCATCACAAATAACTCCGGATACGGGTTTCTTGGAGCCTATCCCCGAAGGCCGTTATACATTAATGATGGTTAATTCCGAAATTAAAACTACAAAAAGTGGAACCGGATTAATATTGGCGGCTGAATTTAAAGTCGTTGGTGGTGAGAATGACGGATATCCTATTTATACGAACTTCAATATTAAGAATGATAATCCAAAAGCCCAACAGATTGGACTATCTCAATTAAGTTCGGTTTGTCATGCCGTGGAAATCCTTCACATGCAAGATAGTAGCCAGTTACATAACAGAATTTTGGAAGCTTATCTAAAAATTGAAAAAGGACAGGCCAAACCGGATGGTAGTGGTTCTTATAAGGATCGAAACGCTATCGCCGCTTATTACAGAAGGCAGGCTCCTAAAGCATCCAAAGCGCCCGTGGCTCCTACTCAAGAATCTACTATGAAAGTGCCAACGTGGGCGCAAGCTAACCCAACTCATACGGAAATATCTATGGATGTGCCTATATAGGAATCCCTTTTACAAACTGTGGGTATCTCTGAAGAAGTTCCTACTTGGGTAAAATAATACGCAAAAAATAATAAGTTGGATTTAAGGCGTAGTTTTAAAACGCTAACGCCTTAATTTACTTTAATACGTAAAAGTATAATAGCTAATTTTATAATTTACTTTTATACGGAAAACTAAAATGACAAATTTTAATCAATATTTTCCAGGAGGTTTCACTCCGATACCCGAACTTCTACCTGAGGGGATTTATACCGTCGTTATCAATCGTTCCAACTTGGCGGATAATAAAAAACTAACGGGGATTAATCTTACGCTTAGGCTTGAAGTTCTAAACCCACCCTATGAAGGTAAAGCCATTTATGATTGCCTATGCGTTGAGAATAATAATGAAAAAGCTCAAGCCATCGCTCAGAGTAAACTAAAAGATATTTGTGAAGCCGTTGGCGTTACGCAAATAACGGATACTAAACAGATTATTGATAAACCGCTTTGTGCAAGGATTAAAATTGAATTTGACGCTTATGCTACTGAACGTGGCGGCGGTGAGGATATTTACTGTAATAGGATTTATTCTTATCACGCTATAAGTGTGATTGGAAATTCAAACTTTAAGGCAAGTCAAAAAATAAAACGCCCTGCCAAACAAAAAATTGGTAAAAAATACGTAAAAAATATAGAGACTTATGCAAAACTTAACAAAATGGAATCCCAAGATAAAAATAATCTGCCTTTTAATGATGATGTACCTTTTTAAACTTGGAGTTTCAAATGAATTTACAACCCTCGGAACACAAAGTAGAAGAAGAAACCATCGACGTACATTCCATCTTCTTAACCCTACAAGGGGAAGGTCCTTTCACGGGGGAACGAGCCATATTTATCCGTTTAGCTGGATGTAATTTGCAATGTAAAAATTGTGACACTGATTATACCACTGGGCGTTATGGTCAAACAGTCCCTAAATTAGTAGAGCATATTAAGAATATTGTTAATCACGGTAAAAATTCTCTTGTTGTTATTACAGGGGGGGAGCCTTTCCGCCAACAGGCATT